TTGTTCCCTTGCTTCATTCATTGGTAAAGGTGTTTTTCTTTTATGTTTTTCGCCATTTTTCATAAAGAATTGGCTGATACTTTCAACAATAGGATTCATATATTCCCCTCTATTAGCAATAAAGTCAAGCATTGCTTGTTGGTTTATATTCTTCTTTTTAAAAGAAAATTTAGTATCATATTTAACGCTCCTACCACTTACACCTTTATCTACAAATTTCGCATAACCATTTGTAGTTGAATCTAAAACATTAATTTGAATATAACCTGGTGATTGTTCTATGTCAGGTACTAAAGATGCTCCTAATACACCAGTTGAAACCCTATTATTTTTTTGTAGTGATTGCCTTAATAAAACTATCCATTCATTAGCCACTACATTAGCAATGTCATCCAACGACTTTATATCAAAGTCTTTATTAAATATTCGAGGATCTGATTTAGTTATTGGCATTTAATTGTCTTATTCTTTCTGATTCAATATTTTGTTTATCCTTATAAAAGCAAAGTAAATTCAAAAACTCTGTAACATTCATTATTAAGTATCTATCCCAGTCTAATGCTGAATGGTTACTCAAGTTATCTAAAGTAATAAACCATCCCCAATGTTTTTGAAATCGTTCTCCAATAGAACTTTCTTCAAGTCCTTCATCGTTTTCTTCATCTCTCTCTCCGAATAATCCTTTATACCCAGAATTAAATTCTGATAGAGCAAAAAAAAATAATTACTTATTTGGAATACAACATCCATAGTTAAGTTATGCAACAAGTATTCTGCTATTTCTTGTCTGTCTTTAAATATTTGGTCATAAACAACTATTAGTTCATCTTTTGTTTTTGCCTTGCTTATACGATGTTTAAATAGGTCTTTACCTAACCAATTAACAGGGGATAAGAATAAAGAAAGTATTTTGTGGTAGTTTTGGTTAATAATCTCTTCCGACTTGCACAACGTACTCAAGTCGATATATTGACCGCTAACTAAATCACTTACTTTAGTTTCTACTTTAAAAACTCTTTTGTTTACTCGTAAGATTCGTGGAACGCCATCTTTAATTTTAGTTTCATAAATGAATTTACTGCCTTCAATTAATTCTGATAGCTCGCTGATAGGAATCATTTCAAAATAAACTGCTGGTTTATCGTGCAAAACTGCTAAAACTTCAAACACTTTTTGCTCTTCAGTTTCGTATTTAGTTTCCATTGCCTTTTTTAAAGCAATAAACTTTTCAATAGTTACATCTTTCCATTCCATAATTATAAGAGTTGTTTTTTTATTGTTTGTCCCAAAATAATATAATTAGCCATAAGTGTAAACTCCTGCTAACTTTAATTGTTTTAAAGCGTGAAAACCTATTGCAGTTGCCATAACTCCGTCATCGTGAAATCCACTTGGTGCTGAATAACGTACGGATTTAGTCTTTGGATTGTATTCATAAGTGAATAAGTCCAACTCTTTTAATAGCCAGTCGCATTCAAGAAACTTTACTTCCCTATTTTGATTAGCTACAACCAGCTGCTCAATTATATCCTGTTTACTTTTTGAAGTTGTTACGAATGGCTGAATAAGATTATTATCGTTTACTTTACTTCTTACCTGCTCAAAGATTGGATCCCCGACTCCATTAACTTCGACAAAGGTATGACACCCAAACTCATTAATACGATTAACAACTTTCTCAACTATTATAGACCAAGTGCTATGATTCCAGCGTTCTATAAATACCATTTCGCCAACTTCATTATATACCGATAAGACAGTGTAGTCATCTGCCCTTCCAATATCTAAACCTGCAAACATTCTATTGGTTTTGTTAGAAGCTACTATTGTAATTGGATTTAAGAATAAACCACTACCACCGTCTACAAATTCAGCTAAATATTCCTGTCTGAATACGTGTTCAGGTAGTGTACTTTTAGCATCGTCAATTTCTGTCTTTGCTATTATAGGATTTTCGTAAGAAGATAAGTTGAAAGATTTATATAACGGATTTTGATTTGCCAAATTGTAAATATTCCAAAAGTGGTTTTTTCCTTTTGGTGTAGATATTAATAGAACTTTCTTACCACGAACTAAAACAGTTGCACGAAGCACCTCATCCCACGCCTTTTTGTTTATGAAAGCAAACTCATCGCAAATAAGATAGTCAAAAGTATTACCGCGAATGTTATCGTAGTTCTCTGCAGAAAAAAACTGAATAGTGCTTCCTGTTCTGTATTCAATTATTAATTCAGAATGACTTGTTCCACCTCCATATATTTCAGGTCGCTTTGCAAATGCTTTGAATGTTTCTTTAAATACTTTTTTAGATTGCCTGAAGATAGGAGATACCCAACCGATTTTTACATTCTTATTATTCAATGCCCAATAAATCATTTGATTCGTTGCTAACATTGTTTTGCCCCATTGCCTACCTATTGCAAGGGTATAATATTTGTAAGGTTCATTGTTGATACTATTGTGTATCTCCCTCTGCTTCTTGTGTGGTGTGTATAATGTCGCCTGTGCCAAAGTCTGCTTTGAATTTCATATTACCTTTTAACTCAACTATATTTTGTTCAATATAACCTCTGCCCTTGCCTTTACATTTTAAAAAGAACATTGTGCTTAATGGATTGCCTTTTGCTATTTGTTTATGTAAATGGCTTTCTGCAAAATCTAATGCTACGTTCTCAATATCTCTTATCTGTTTTCGGTACTCTTTATTAGTTTTAAGCCACTCGTAATGTGTTGACCTAACAATACCTACCTGCTTACAAGCAGTTGTAACAATGCCGAGATTTTTCTCCATAGATTCAATCATTGCAAGTTGTTTTAAATCAAGTTCTTTTTTAGTGTTCGATTTTGTAGTCATTATATTTTAATTCCGTTTCTTTTTACTTCTAATGTTGGGTCAAGTTTTAACATTCTGTCAACTATTACTTGGCAGTATTTTGGGTCAAATTCAATTAATCTTGCTTTTCTTTTAATTTGTTCACAAGCCACCATTGTTGTTCCACTACCTCCAAATGCATCTATTACAATATCTCCTTGTTTTGATGAGTTCTCTATTTGATAAGAAAAAAGTCCTATTGGTTTCATTGTTGGATGCTCTCCATTTCTCGATGGTCTATCGTGTTCTATTATAGTTGTTTGCTTTCTGTCTGAATACCATTTATGGCTATCTCCCTTTAACCATCCGTATAGACAAGGTTCGTGCTTCCATTGATAATCTTGTCTACCCATTACCATTGAATTCTTTACCCAAATTAACTGCTGCTTTAATAACCATCCTGCATCCACCATTGCTTTGCCAAAGTTAATTATTTCAGAAGAAGCATGCCAAACATAAATTGCACCACCTTTTTTTACTGCAGTTGTTAATGCTGAATAAAAATCATAAAGAAATTTATAAAAATCATCATTACCCATTGCATCGTTTTCAATAGTAAGAGCATCTTTTGTTTTGCCTTCATAAGCTACATTGTAAGGAGGGTCTGTAACACACATATCTGCCATCTCACCTTGCATTAACTTTTGAAATGTATCTGTTTGAGTGCTATCTCCGCAAAGAAGTCGATGCTCACCTATCTCAAATAAGTCGCCCAATACTATATCGGTTTCAATTCCACCCTCAGGAACTTCAAAGTCATCTTCCTCCGCTTCTAATTCCGTTTCAAAATCTAATGGCACATCTAATCCCCACTCAGCTAACTGTTCAACATCCCATTCGTTTGCAATCATATTCCAATCCCATTCTCCACCGCTTGTATTATCTTTTATAAGAAATTCTCTTTGTTGCTCTTCAGTTAAATTAGTTATGATAATAGGTACTTCTTTTAATCCAGCTTCTTTACAAGCTTTATATCGCATATTTCCACCTAATATAATCATATCTTTATTGACTACTATTGGTCGAATATCTAACATCTCTGGAAAGTCCTTTATTGATTGAACTAACTTTTTAAACTTGTCATCCTTTATTAATCTCGGATTGTTTGGGTTTACTTTTATATCAGATATTTTTGCTTTTTGCATTTAAAATACTTCTCCTATTCCTTTTAAAGCATCTACTACTGACTTATTATTATCGTAATGTTTACTTATGTTTAATTCAATTACTTTTTCAATCTTTGCTTTATTACTTCCCATTGCATAAATTCGACTCAAAGGTATTCCTACTTCTTTTGCAGTTGAAATCATTCCTTGTTTATCTTGCCTTGCTGAAATTATATAAAGAGTATTCCCTTCGCTTATAAGTTTTTTTGCAAGTTTTTTTCCTTTGTCGGTTGATAAAGTGCCATCGTAATCAAATGAAATCTTTTCTTTTGAAGCCATTTCTGTTTTATAGATTCCTGAACATACAGCATATCTTTCCGATGAACTTGGGTATTCATTGTTCATATCGCTATCAGCCATACACCTATCTATATATTCCGATTTTGATTCGGTTGGTTTAGGCTTTGGCATCTTTTTTCTTTATAATAGGTTGCTCAACTGGAGTAGTTAATTCAAATGCGGATACTGCTACGT